GCAGGAAATTTATTAAGAACACTTGCTTACTTAGACACACCTTTGGTTGGAGCAGGTTTTACTGCGGCTTCCATAAGTGATTTAAAAAAAGATATTGAAGAAGGAAAACAAACAGATGTATCTGCATTAGAACTTACAGGACCAGCTGCCTTTTCACATTTAACTGCACAAGAGTTAGGTTTGTACAACAAGAAAACTGGAATTAAAAAATTATTTGATACTATTTTACGAGGTGGAGGATCTAGAGTTATGGCTCAAAGAATTTTACCTGTGTTAGCAAAAGGTTCTACTTATGCAACTCCATTAGTTGAATTAGGAATACAAACTTACAACGCTAAACAAAGATTAGAAGAAGCAAAAGAAAAATACGGAACAGATGATATGGTTCCAACTGCAATGGGTATGGCACCTAAACAATATGTTGAAGAGTTAGCATCAGAACTTCCTGACATAGATAGAACAGGTGCAATGGGTGGTGGTATTATGAGAGTTAATTTAAAAAATGGACCTGACGATCCTAGCAAAAGAAAATTTATGAAACTTGGATTAGGTATTGCATCTCTTTTACCTTTTGGAATTGGTAGACTTGCTAAAAAACCTGCTGTTCAAAAAGCAGTAGAAAATGCACCTGTAGTTGCAGAAAAAGGTTGGTCTTGGGTCAAAGATAATTTTTGGGATGTTGTTGCCACTATTAAAGATAAAGGTAGTGGATGGGCTAAACTAAAAGAGGGAGAAGTAAGAATACTTAAAGATATGGAAGTAGTTGAAAATCCTGAAACAATTAGAGTTAGGTATAAAACAGATAATGGTAATAGTGCTGAGACAGTTTACACTAAACCTTACAAAGAAGTTAATCCAGAAACAGGAGAAGTTATTGATGTACCTGGTCAATTCGAAGAATATCAGGACGTTTATAGAATGGGTAAAGACGATTATTACAAAGATTTTGAAGAGGAAATTATAGATCCAATAGATAATGTTAAAAAAATTATTAAAGAAGACTAAATTAACTACAACAGTACCACCTAAATCAGGTCCTCTACCACAAGGCTTGAATATTAGCTATAATACTGTTAAAACAATCCATTCGGAGAAAATAAATGGCAGAGATAGACAAATCGTTACCAAACATAAAACAAGAACTTAATATTCCAGCTCAAGATGAAATTATTGAAGCTCAAGCTGAAGAACAAAAAGAAGTTACTGAATCTGGTGAACCAATTGAGATTACTGAAAATGAAGATGGTTCTGTTGATGTTAACTATGATCCTTCCCTTGCTTCTGTTGAAGGAGCTGAAAACCATTCAGCCAATTTAGCTGAACATTTACCTGAAGAAGTTTTAGGAAGATTAGGAAGTTCACTTTATCAAAATTATCAAGATTATAAAAATTCAAGAAAAGATTGGGAAAGAACTTATAGAGAAGGTTTAGATCTTTTAGGATTTAAATATGACAATCGTACAGAACCTTTTCAAGGTGCAAGTGGTGCAACTCACCCAGTATTAGCTGAAGCCGTTACACAATTTCAATCACTAGCTTACAAAGAATTATTACCAGCAGATGGTCCAGTTAGAACTCAAATTTTAGGTTTACCAACTCCAGAAAAAGAACAACAATCTCAAAGAGTAAAAGATTTTATGAATTATCAAATCATGGATCAGATGAGAGACTATGAACCAGATTTTGACCAAATGTTATTTTATTTACCTTTAGCAGGTTCATCATTTAAAAAAGTTTACTATGATGAAGTTGAACAACAAGCTGTTTCTAAGTTTGTTCCTGCAGATGATTTGATTGTTCCGTACACGGCTACCTCATTAGACGATGCGGAAGCAATCATGCATCGAATTCAAGTTTCTGAAAATGATTTAAGAAAAAAACAAGTTGCTGGTTTTTATAGAGACATAGAGTTAAAACCAGGAGTCTCAAATGAATCTGAAGTAGAACAAAAAGAACGAGAACTAGAAGGTCAAACAAAAGGACAAGAAGAAGACGTTTTTACTATTTTAGAATGTCACGTTAATTTAGATTTAGAAGGTTTTGAAGATGTGGGGCCCGATGGTGAGCCAACAGGAATCAAATTGCCTTACGTTGTAACTTTAGAAGAAAATTCTAGAGAAGTTTTATCTATTAGAAGAAACTACGAACCTAACAATCCAAAAAAAACTAAGATTCAATACTTTGTACATTTCAAATTTTTACCAGGTTTAGGTTTTTACGGTTTTGGATTAATTCATATGATTGGTGGATTATCTAGAACAGCTACAACTGCATTAAGACAATTACTTGATGCTGGAACTTTATCTAACTTACCTGCTGGATTTAAACAACGAGGTATAAGAATTCGAGACGACGCACAGTCTATTCAACCTGGCGAATTTAGAGATGTCGACGCACCAGGTGGAAATATACGTGACGCATTTATGATGCTTCCTTTCAAAGAGCCGTCTCAAACACTCTTAGCACTAATGGGCGTCGTGGTACAAGCTGGTCAGCGTTTCGCATCTATAGCTGACCTTCAAGTAGGTGAGGGTAATCAACAAGCCGCAGTGGGCACGACAGTTGCGTTGCTTGAAAGAGGATCAAGAACAATGTCTGCGATTCACAAAAGAATCTATGCAGCATTAAAACAAGAATTTAAATTACTCGCTAGAGTATTTAAATTATATCTACCGCCAGAATATCCATATGATGTTGTTGGTGGCCAAAGAATCATCAAACAATCTGACTTTGATGACAGAGTAGATATATTGCCAGTTGCAGATCCAAATATTTTCTCACAAACACAGCGTATTTCATTAGCGCAATCGGAGCTGCAATTGGCAACTTCTAATCCTGCTATTCATAATCAATATGAAGTTTATAGAAATATGTATGAAGCTTTAGGTGTAAAAGATATTGATAAAATTTTAATTCGACCACAACCCCCTCAACCAAAGGACCCTGCATTAGAACACATTGACTCTCTTGCAGGGAAACCGTTCCAAGCATTTCCTGGTCAAGATCACAGAGCACACATCACAGCTCACTTAAACTTTATGGCAACGAATATGGCAAGGAATGCTCCTGTTGTTATGGCTGCATTAGAAAAAAATTGTTTTGAACACATTTCTTTGATGGCTCAAGAACAAGTTGAAGTAGAATTTAAAAATGAAATGCAACAAGTTGCTATGATTCAACAAAATCCACAAGCAATGCAAGATCCTAACATTCAAATGCAAGTAAAAATGTTATCTGAAAGAATTGAAGCAAGAAAAGCACAACTAATTGCTGATATGATGGAAGAATTTATGATGGAAGAGAAAAAAATCACTTCACAATTTGATAATGATCCAATTGCAAAACTAAGATCAAGAGAATTAGACCTTCAAGCACAAGAAAATTCCAGAAAACGTCAAGAAGGCGAGGAAAGAATTAACTTAGATCGTATGAGAGCGATGATGAATCAACAAAATCAAGATGATAAGTTAAAACAAAACGAAGAATTAGCAAAATTAAGAGCCGATACTTCTATTGAAAAGACAATATTGTCAAAAACAATGCCAAATGCAAAAGATATGATGCCAGGAAGCGTTTTTATTAAACGAGGAGAATAAAAAATGAGAAAAAAGATGACAAAGTCAGATAAAAAAGTTAAAAAAGTAATGAAAGAGTTCAAAAAAGGTGAACTCAACATTGGTAAAAGCTCTAAAAAAGTAAAAAGTCGTAAACAAGCTATTGCGATTGCACTTTCTGAAGCAGGTAAAAGTAAAAAAAGAGGCTAATATGAAAAAAAACAAAAAACAAATGTCAGGAACTTATTCTTGTGAAAAAATCAAAGAAGTTAAGATGACAAAACCAAATGAATCTCAAAAAGATATGGTTCAAGGTCAAGGAAAAGTTCTAGCAGAGAAAAAAAGATCAGCAACTTGGTACTAGTTTATGATTCCTTGGGGTTTATTAGGTCAAGGTTTAAAATCTGGACTAGAAATATACAAGAATAAAAAAGCAGCTGACGTTGCAATGTCAGAAGCTAAACTTCTTCACATTGAAAAAATGAAACGTGGAGAAAT